ATTGGCACCAGGATAAACATTGTCATATTTTGTAATTCTAATCGTATCTGTATTAATTATAATTCGGGATCTAAGAGATAAGCCTCCTATATTTGCACCTCCAAAACAAAAAGAATTAGTCACATTGCAAGTAAATGGCAGAGTAGATATTAGGTATCCAGAACCCGTCCCATTTGTGGTTATTGTAATTATTATTGTAAAAAAACAAGTTTTGCCCAATAAATAATAACTACAAATTGCAGATTTTGTAGTTATTGTTCCGACAGAAGCCGTTATTGAGGGTACAAAAGTATTTATCCAATTAACACCAAGTGCCGAAATATCCGCTAAATCAGCAATAGTACCATCTTTGTTTTGAAATGTATAAGTCCTTGCCGCTGTATTGGCATTTGTGAAAAAACTTGTAAAAGTATTTAAGGCATTTTTGAAATTTATCTTGAATAAAGTCAAACCTACATAACCGCCAGTTGCATCTTTTTGAGATGTTTTTTCTCTCAATAAATCATCGTCCAAATTATTAAAAAATGAATCAAAAAAATTTGAAAAATCCGCCTGAGTAGGTTCATAACCCGTAACCCATAATGCTTTTAATTGTGTTCTTGTAAGTGCCATATTATTTATTTTATTACAAATGTATAACCAATTGAACCTGATCCAATTCCAACGCCGCCCGAAATGAAATCAACTATTGAAATGGCAGCCATGTGAGCAGGTTTTAATTTTAAAACTAATTCCCGAAATTCTTTTTCACGTGGTTTTGGTTGACTTATTCGAGCTGGCCAAAATTCGCCACCAATGAAAAAAACAGCCCTTTGATGTGCCAAATCTCCGAAATCATCGGTTTCATCATAAATTGAGTTTAGTATTTTTTTATAAGTCAAACTAGATGAAAACCCATAATTAACAGCATTATATTTTACATTGCCATATAAAGCCGTTACAAAATCATAAACCACGGGCGGATCTCCAAACCTATTCTCATGCACCCAAACCATAAACCCAGCGGATTGTAATTGACCTTGTAAATATAATGAACTTTGCCTATATAAAACATCGCCGGGATGCTTATATTTTCTTAATATTACCAGCTTTCTTGTTTCAAATGTATTTTCAGGATTATTAATCAAACCTAAAGCACGATCCCAATTCGTTGCATCTTCTAAGCTGAAATTTTCATTATCTGCAAGGATAGAATCATTTATTGATCGTATTTTTTCAATTGCCAAACTTTCGCTATAAGTCAAAGCTTCATGTATTTTTTCAAATATACCACCTTTTCGCATCCACCACGCCCGGCCTGTTGGATATAGTTGTTTTGTTAATTTTAATAATTTACTTGAATATTTTGGAAATTCAGTCGTTATAGTAAAATCAAATATTGAAACTTCATGTAATGAATAGTTTACAACGTATAAACTTGCATCTTTATAAAAAACAGTCATTGGAAAATTCAAATCCAAAAACGTATCCGAAATATAAACCCCTTCATTATCACAAAAGATAATCCTATTATCTTGTTTATCCGAAATTGCCAAAATACCGTTTACGCTTGCAATATCGCTAGGGTATTGCAATGAAAAAGTAGAAGTATGTAATAAAACTAAAGCTAAATTATATATTTTTACATTTTGATTAAAACTATCACAAATTACAATCTCATTCAATGCCGAAATACAAACACCTTCAGGAAAGTTAAAACCTGCAATTTCATTTACAAACGTCCCGGTATTTGAATGAATTTTTATTCTATTATTCTGAGTATCTGCAATGTACAAAAATCCGTTTTTTGTATCAATTCCTTTTGGATAGTCAAAATTATTATTTCCAGTCCCTAAAGTCCCAAATTCCAAAACAAAAACACCTAATAAATCATGTTTTTTTATCCTGTGATTGGCAGAATCAGTAATATATAAATGCGTTCCATCGCTGCAAATTTTTTCAGGAAAATAAAAATTATTATTTCCAGTTCCTTCAGTTCCAAATTTGAACAAAAAAACGCCGTCCAAATCAAAAACCTGTATTCTCGAATTTTGTTTATCTACAACAAAAATTTGGCTTCCAACTATACACAAAGAGGTTGGATAGTCAAATTCACCATTTGCAGTTCCACGAACTCCAAACGATTTATTCAAAAACATATTTATTTTTGCATATGCCATTATACAGCTGTTACATTTCTACAATAAGGAATATTTCCATTTATAAATTGGTACAAATTTAAAGGAACATCATCTATTTCCATAACAATAGCCGAAAATGTATTTATTTTACCAATTACAGAAATAACAATATTAAAAATATCCGAAATGTAAATTTTATCATTTATTGAATTTGGATCATCCGCCCCACCAATGTAAGGCCTGATATTGAAAATATAATCAGTAATTGCAGATTTTATGGAAGTCAAAAAAGACGGATCACTCAAATCAGTAATAATTACATCAACTGCCTTCAAAGAAATTGCAAAATAATGAATATCAAAAACACTCATCGGCCTACGTCCACGGTCTGACATTGGTTTTGTAATGTCGGGATCTAATTCAATTACAGATTCAACATCTGTTAATATTGTGGCTGTCGGAGTTCCGAACCCGTCCAAAGAATCCAAAGGATTAGCTTCAACATAAATGTTTAATTCTCCAACAAAACCAATTTTAACATAAGGGTAAATTCTACGAACCCCGGCGGCATCACCTGCCCAAAGCATATAGTCAATCCTTGCACCCCCCTGCGGCTCACTTCTATAAGCTTGTATAACCTTGAATCTATAATCTTCAATTTTTTCTGCTTCAATGGCTTCAATATCAACACTTAACACAATTGCAAAGCTATTAACTAATGCAATCGGTGCCGTTACTTGTAATTGATCCCCGACTTCTAAACGTGAACCAGTTCCGGCTTCTAATGCAATTATCTTTACAGTTCCTGTCAATCCGGTAAATGTAAATAAATCCTGACAAATAAAAAGTTTGTCAGGACTTGAAGCGGTATCTAAACTTTTGAAGGTAGTATTTGGCTGTATAGTTGCTCCAATTTCACCCGAAACTGTGATAAAATATTCGCCCGAAATTGCATCGAAAGGCAACCTATTTAATTTTACAAGTCCAAAACGTTCCAAAGTACCGCCCAAATCTTCACTATCTGCGGTATCTGGAAATATATTTTTATAAATAAATGCAGATGTTAAATAAATCAGTTTTAATTTTGCAGCTTGCACCGCGGCAAAAGCTATCAAAACTAATTTTCCAACTATAAAACGGATTTCTAATTTATTTCTTAAATCTGTTAAAATAGAAGTGTAAAGTTCGTTATATGTCGGAATTGTCATATTATTATTGTTTCAATAAGTTCATTTTTTGTACCGTCCCAAACAAAAATTATTTTTTCAGGAATATCATTTGGCTGTGTCAATTCTACTTCTAATTTAAATTTCGATAATCCAGGAACTGAACCACTAATTTTAATATCAGCATACTTTTTCAAATATTCCAAGTCTTTTTTGGCTGCATTTTCTAAAATGGCAATGCCGGAACTATTCAAAGATACATTTCTTAATTCATTTTCAAAACTTGAAAACATTTTATTTTCTTCATTCAATAAAGAATTGCCCCACCAATCGCCTTCAATATTCCCACCAAACAAAGCCAAATAAACCTGATTTGTCAAACTATCAACAGTTTGAATGTATCCCGACTTTGATTCTAAATCGCCGCCGCTGCCAGTTTCGTAAATCATTAAATCTATCATTGCCACCCTAAATTTTTGGTTAAATTTATAGGAATACCATTTTTATTTTCAGAAATTGAAGCTTGGCCTGTTTTGTCGTTAATATTTATTCCAATACTTGACAAAATACTTTGCATATTTGAATTTGTATTGTTTTGTTTTGCGGCATCAGGATTAAGCGTCTTTATTGTATTTGTCGTATTTTTATTAACATCAACACCTAATTCAGTTTGAGTTTTTTCACTAAAAAAATCAATAATATCACCCAATGGGCCAAAAGCATCCATCAATGGCTTAATTGCACCTTCAATAAGCGATGTTATGTTATCCCATAATAATGAAATTACCTCTCCTAAAATTGAAAATTGGTTAATAATCGGTTCTAATAAAACCATTAAATTATTCCATTTTTCAGATAACCAATCAACTAAAACGCCCAAACCTTGAAATAAAATAATCAATGGATAAATCGCAAATCTTATCAATTTTGCAAACCAAGAATCTGATTCTTTTAACCACTTTATCATATCTTGCCAATATACTATCAATAAAACAATTACCGCAATTATGGCTGCAATTATTACGACAATAATCAACATAGGAAATAAAGTTGCCCAAGTGGCAGCCGAAGTAAGCCAAAGAATCCCATTATAAACAGCCATAGCAATATTTATTCCCAACATCAAAACCCGAAATGCACCATATGTAATCAATCCAATAGAAACTACTTTTATAAGCTGTTCCATATTGTCCGCAACCCACGAAAGTACCAACTTAGTTTTATTCAAAGCTTCATTTTCTGAGTTAGTAGAAGTAACTGCATTTTTGAAACTATTAACTAATTCTTGCCATTTTGTTGATAATGTGTTAGTCATAATCGCTGCCTGAGTATTTGCAACATTTGTGCCTGTCATTTTTTCGGTCAATAATCCAATATTATCAACATTTTGTAAAATTATTTGACCAGCGACAATATTTTCTTTTCCAAAAACATGCAAAGGAGCTAAAGCATCATTTGTTATTTTGGACATTTCACGTAAGCGGTCAGTAAGGGGCAAAGAATTATTAGTAACTATATCTAAGTTAACGCCAAGCCGTTTGAAATCATCCAACGCTTTTTTATCTAGTCCCTTTGCTGTAGACATTGCAAGTAACACATTTTTCAATTTATTTCCAGCTTCCGAACCGTAGATACTTTTTGCACCTAATTGTTCGATCAATGCCACGCTGCTCTCAATTCCAACGCCAGCGGAATTGGCAACCGCCCCAAATTGTGTCAATGATTCTGTAATTTTGTCAACAGGTGCAGAACCTTCCAACGAACCAGCCGCCAAAACATTCATAATCCTAGCAGATTCATTTGCACCCAAATTGAACTGGTTCATTGTGCCCACTAAATTCTCAGCTGACAATTGCAAATCCATGCCAGTAGCTTTTGAAAGTGTGATTGCAGCTTCAGTAACTTTTGCCAAAGCATCTGCATTGCCTAATAATTCAGGCCTTACCGAACCTACTATTTCAAATGCTTTTGCCGTGTCCCCGGCAAACATTTTTTGTGCTTTTGAAACCCGTTCAATTTCGATTTGAAAAACTTTGAATTGTTCAGCCGAAACCCCGGTAATTGAGGCCAAGCTTGCCAAATTTTTATCTAATTCAACATTGGCAGCTAAAATTGAGGTTGCAATTGCAATTCCAGAAATTGCCAAACCTAATTGGCCGAATTTTCCAATAGCATTAGAAATTGCACCACGCATTTTGCGCTCAGCACGTTCTACCCTTGCAAAAGCGGTACTTGCTTTTGATGCAAAAGAAGAAACAGCAGCCCCCATTTTCCCTACAATTGCAGAAAAACGATCAACCGCTGTAAATACTGTTTTAACCCCTAATGTAGTTGCCATTTATAAACTTTTACCGCTTTTTTTAATACTTTCAATGTATTCTTTTGCCCTTTCGTGCCAAAAACCCAAACTTTTTAAATCCGTCCCATTATCGCAAAAAAGTCTATAAATAGATTTTAAATCCCACTTATAGACATTTGCAATATCAACTACGGATTGATAATAATTGTCGATTATCTCGGTAAAAAAAAAGCTGAAATAGTTGATAAAACGACAAAATCATCATCCATTTGAGAAACCAAAGCCGAATTTATTGAGCACATATACGCAATTATTTTTCTACTTTTTTCAACATCGTTTTTGCCCACCATATTTTTTTCCATTTCACCGACTGAAATTCGCCTTCCAACGCATTTTACTTCTTTTAATACCACATTATCAGTTCCAACAGCTTTTATTGGATATTGCAATTTGTAAATAAGTTTTCCATCGGAATCAATTACAACCAAACCTTGTTGTATTAGTTCAATTAATTCATCAACAGGATTTTTACCACTTGCAGAATCCTGTTTTAAGGCACTTAATTTGCGTTCATTGATGTTTAACGCTTCAACAAAACGGTCAAAAT